TTTTGGAAAAATAAATTTCCCCCCCCCCTCTATTTTTCTGAAGGAAAATTCTGAAGGAAATTTTTGATTTTCTGAAGGGAAAAATATTTCTTTCTGAAGGAAAATCAAATTCTTTCTGAAGGAAAATAATAATTTTCTGAAGGAAATAATAATGTCTGGTGTTTCTCTTCTGAAAGTTTCTGAAGGAAATATGTTGGTTTTCTGAAGGAAATAATTCTAGTTAAGGAATATCTACGGATTTCCTTCAGATTTTTCTGAAGGAAATATGTATTTTTCTGAAGTAAATAACATAAATATATATCTTGTAGATATTATATTATATGTATGGTGCATATTTGTGATTTATGTAAGAAAACATTTACTCGTAAAACTAGTTTAAAATACCATATTGACAACAATGTTTGCCATAAAACAAGCAAGATCAAACTAACAGTGAAAGAGGGTGATATATATGAGGAAAACTTGCGTCTCAAGGGTCAGATTGAAGCACTCAAAGACCATCCACAAACCGTCAATAATACGGTGAATATCATTGTTCCTCCAGCGTTTCTGCAAATGGATAATTATCAGCATTTTATTGGTCATTTACCGAAATTATTGGATAATGCCTTGTCCAAACACCCCAGTAATTTTATTTCGTATTTGATCAGGGAAACTAATTGTAATCCTAATCGACCAATTTATAATAGTGTTAAAATTACTAACAAAAGGGATATTTTCGCACAGATTTCAGATGGAGACAAATACATCTATGCATCAAAAAAGAAAATTATTACGCAATTAATCGAGAATAAGAGACAAATGTTACAACAATATGTTGACGATAATGGTGACAAATATGGAGAAAAAATTCTTAAGAGATATCAGAATTATATTGATTTTTTGGATGACGATAAAGAAGCCCAAAAAGAATTGGAGGTCGATATTATTTGTATGTTATTAAATGTCTCTGAGGTGATTGGATCCGACGAATGGTCGAAGAAATTATTGGAGGATTTGAAGATTTGTGATCAATGATCTTCTGAAAAATTGATTTATACATAATTAAATATATACGACAACTATATAATCTCTGGATGTTGACCGATCAAACATTTATGGAATTGTTGCTCAAGGAGGCCAAAAGGTGGCTCGGTTGCGGAAGCGATATGGTTTCAGTTGACTTACGCCAAACGGAATTAGAATTTCGTTTGGGAACCCACATGGATAATCGGTTTAAGGCAGAACAGAATTTTATGCAATTTAAAAATGTCATCGAACACCTACAAAAACTTGGTTTTGGTCTGGTCGAAGAAACAACAATGGATCTTCGTGTCCATGATGCGGACAATATTAGGTTGACCATTTCTTCTAAAGAAGAAATCAAACGGTATTGTCAAACGGAGGATATTTCCAAAATTACCAACAAAATTTACATGACCAAGTCTAAACTAGAGAAGTCGGTAGATCTAGCCGATTATAACTTAAGGATTCAATTGTCTTCTGAAATTCCAGTTGAATCCTCAGTGATTACTGAGTTCGAAAAGAAACTTCAGTCGGCGACCGTCAAACATTACCGATACAAACACCGCTACAGTTTTACTGATCAACGTAAAAAGTTGCGTTTTGATCTAACTGTTGTTAAATCGGGGAACGGTGTCAATCTGAAAGAATCGCGTACTTTTCGCAGTCCGGAACATTATGAAGTCGAGATTGAGTATATTGGTGATAAACAGACTAAAATGGCAATCGCGGACCTGTTTGACGAGATGACGATTATGATGGTCTACAAAGTCATGTCATGGGCACAAAACAGTTTTATGGTGGTCAAAACCAGTGAGTATCAAGCAATTTACTCAGAATATCATCGCATGGCATTTGGTACTCTACAAGGTGATCGAGACTTTATTGGTATGGATGTGTTGCCGATTGACAAGGAATCTATCGCCAAGATTGAAAAGGGATATTCGGTAACTGAGAAAGCGGATGGTGAGCGGTATCTGATGATGATTGCCAATACCACTGGGATGATTTACTTGATCAATAATCGAAAGGAAATCAAACACACTGGATTGCGAACCAAGTTTAAGCCGTTGTACGGTAGTATATTTGATGGAGAATTAGTCGTCAATAAAATCGGATCACATAGTTATATGATCTTCGATTGTTTATTCTTGAATGGTTATGATCTAAGGGGTAAACCTCTGTACGATGAAGCTAATAAGAATCAAAAGATTGATGACATTAACCCTAAAACCGCAAGTTATCGTTATCAGGCAGTAATTTGGAGCGCACAACATTTGGATAGTCAAGTACCCGATACCGTTCAACTGATCAGTGATATTAATCTATCGATTAATTATAAAAAGTACTTGTTTAACCTACCATCTGATAAGAAAACTATTTATCAACTATCTAAAGAGGTGTACGACAAGAAGGATCAATATCCGTATAATCTGGATGGAATCATTTATACTCCGTATCAAGAACCGTATCCAAAAGCGTCGTTGACTGCGAGTGTTAAGTGGCCAGGTCTGTTAAAATGGAAACCTCTGGATCAATTGTCGATTGATTTCTTGGTTGTCTACGTTGGTAAACAGCCGATCATTGACATTAATACACAACAACGTGTAATTAAAGTGGCACTTAAAGTCTTACGATCGGATCAGATTGTTGATTTTCTGCCCAAAATCGAGGGGTCTCCCAATTTTAACCTGATCAACTTACCAGTTGATGATGATGGATTACCACGAACCACACGAGATCGCAATATCATCTACAATAATTCGGTGGTTGAGTTTATTTATGACAAGACCCGTCTGCCTGGATTTAAATGGGTTCCAATTCGTGATCGACCTGATAAAACTCATAATCGTCGACCAAATGCGTGGAAAACCGCAGAGAGCACATGGGTGATCATGATTAATCCAATTACGACTGAAATGATTACGGGTCTGGTCGCAATTAAAGTTGATACCTTGAAGTATTATAAGGATGTCGAAGCAGAGAAAGGTCAGTTGGTTGAAAGTCTGAGAGAATACCACAATCGGATTAAATCGTATCTTTTCCGACAAGTAACAGAGTCATTGCGATCAAATCGTAAGGATCGAGTCATCGACTTACTTGACATTGCTTGTGGTAAGGCAGGAGATCTTCCTAAATGGAGGGAAAGCAGAATCAATTATGTCCTTGGGATTGATTATAGTAAGGATGGATTGATTGATGAGGAAAAAGGAGCATTTACTCGAATGCGACAGAATACTGATGCCTATCCAGTTAGTTTCGGTTTTGCGTGGGGAGATTCACGTAAGTTCATCAATAACGGCGATGCTGGTCTGGATCAAGTTAATAAGCAAGTGCTACGTGAATACTTGTCGGTCGGAACCGAGGCACGTGGACCCTATTCATTTGACTTAGTGAGTTGTCAATTTGCGATCCATTATTTCATGAGCGATCAGGCAACCATCGATTCGGTGCTACATAATGTAGCGTTCAATCTCAAGATAGGTGGATACTTTATTGGCACCACCTTGAACGGACGACAAGTATTTGACGCGTTATTGAAAGACACTCAAATTAAAGGAGAGAAGGAGAAACAGGTGATTTGGAGTATTGATAAGGATTACACCTCTGACACATTTGAACCGTTTGGTCAACAAATTAAAGCATATAATATTAGTATTGGAGGAGACCCTATTCCTGAGTATTTGGTCAATTTTGATTATCTGGTAGAAAGAGCCAAACAACATGATTTAGAGGTGGTTACATCATCAGAAGTGAAGGGACTGGAGGGAATTGGTTCTTTTGAAACTCTGTATGAAACCATCCTCAAGACTTCTAAACCAAAGAGTCAAGTATTAATTAAGAAGATGAGCAAAGAAGAGAAAATATACAGTTATATGAATCATTATTTTGTTTTCAAAAAAGTCGAACCTACGGTTCTTGAACCAGCGCCTACAAAGGTAACTGTACATAAACCCAGAATCCTTAAGAAACATGCACTAGCACCAGCACCAGCACCAGCACCAGCACCAGCACCTGTACCAGCACCTGTACCCGCAGTGGTAAAACGTAAAATTGTTATGAAAAAATAAATATGTGATGGTTGTAGAGATGTAAAATCTAGATTAAAATCCATTTCGGAATTTAATCTGGTTTAGATTAAAATCTATCTATATTATAGATGACTACAAATATTGAAGATTTAGATGATTTCACTTTGGAAATTGTGTGTCATGATTTGGTAAGGCAAAAAGACGTACGATCTCTTTCATATTTGATTCGAACCAGTAAACGGTTTCATCGAGTGTGTCAAAACCAGTTAAACCAACTTAGAGATATTAATCCGAAATCGTACAAATTTTCTTTTAATTACAAATCAGGACCCCATCAGATGTGGGACATCTTGGACCCAATTGATTGGACAACGATCCAATCACCCAAACCAGATGACGTTATTTTTTGGGGTGGAGGTCGTTTTGTTATTGACGTGGATAGTTTTGAAACGCCAGAGGGTGGTTTTGAAACCCTAGTAGATGAAACGATTGCCCATATTGAATTCCAAGGCGAAGTGACTCTGCGACAGGTTACCGATGCAATTCATCTATTTTATACACAATTGAAACGACAGAATCCTATGGCAGGACCATGGATAGATCAAATTGATCCTGAGAGTCTAGACAAAATCACAGATCGACACTATCGACTTAAATATGGGTATGCTATCCAGCGAATGGAAGATGATTAGATTAAAAAAATACGAATTTAAGTAAAATTTGACTAGTTGGTGGGAGGCTGTAGTCCCCGTAAATTCCACCACTATGTATTACATTTTGAGGTATTTGATCAAATAGAAAAAGTCTTTTTGATCAAATGATTACATCTAAATTGGACCAGTCAGTGTCGTTTATCGATTAGGTTTAGTTAAGTCTTTGTTGAACTGTTCAACCGCATTCTTGTTAAAGAAGTCAGTTGGTAAATGATATTTATTGGTCATATAGTCCATCCCAGTTGTCACTGCATCATTGGCATTAATTTTGCCATTTTGATATTTATCGTACATCGTCAAGACGTGTTCCAATGTCTCACGTTCGACACCTTCAATGATCTTGTCATAAATTTCTGGCCAGTTGCGGTAGACAATATTCAATTCGGTTTTCAAGCGTTCATCATATTCATCTTTGAGTTGCTTATGAAGAGTCGTTAAGTGACTCATTTTAAGATTCAGTTGATGTATTTGCTCACTATCTTTCGCCTGTTGTAGAACGGTAAAGGTTGTTGTAATTTCACGGCTTAATTTCTCTTGTGTTTCGCTTAAATATTTGACCTTTTCGTCAGATCGTTTAAGATTCACTAAGTGATCATATTGTTGCAGGATAATTGTTTTAGTTGAACCCAGTAGGGACAAATCTTGGTGGCTAGAAGTGGTGGGTGTGATCTCCTTCTTATGACGCGCGTGAAAAGAATACTCTGACATCCTATATATTAATCATATTGTTATTTTCTTATATATTTTCGACGCATTACCAAAACCTATGCCATCTCAACCTTCTGCGAGAGATAGGAAGAGTAAGCGGTTGAGATCTCCACGCGATGCAATCTTGGCGAAAGTATGGTCCAGTTCGGTTACCAGGAATGCACTCGCCTTTCCCTTCTGGTGTCACACACCATCCACAACTAGGACAAGTATGACATTCCCAATGATTTCTTTTTCCGCAGTTGGGGAATGGACCAGTGATAAACGTCTCGGTCACAGTTGGTTGAAGAGCCCAAATCTTTCTATATCCCAATACTAAGAATAGTATGATTCCCATTAAAAGTGAAATCCATAAACATTGTGACATTTTGTTATATATATTTACTTTTGTAAATAAAAATTATTTTGAAAATGATGTTTATTTTGAAAAATAATAAATATCATTTAAAATAAACATTGACTATAATATAGGAGTATGATGTCTTATGGTTCTATGATTTTGATCGCAGTCATCATCGTATTCATTATGGTGGTGGCATCAAATACACGCTATTTTAACGTCGTTAATAATTTGTATCGCAATTTTTCCAAGATCCCTCGTCTGATCGTGATAGTTGTCGCAATCTTATCAGTGTTGGGATTAACTAATGTAATCGATCCTTCGATTCTCTACAAGCAAGGAAGTCTACTTAAACCACAGATCAAGAACATTGTTCCGGGTCTTGACGACGGTAAACGATTGGTTTCCGAAACGACCAAAAAACTGGTTGCTTCTAAACAACACTGGACGTGCGGAATGTGTAAAAAAATGCTTGATGAAACCTTCGAAGTAGACCATGTGATTCCCTTATATAAAGGAGGTAGTAATGAGATCTCCAATTTAATGGCTTTAGATCCCATTTGTCATCGAAAAAAGACGAACGCCGATCGTTTGAACCTTGCCACCAGTGTATTCATGACATCTTGACCATCTGTGATGACTTGAAAAAATGATATATGTATTCATGTGTAACAATATTTAAGCAAATAATGGATGGCAGACGAAATTCGTTGGATTTTGATGGAAAGCGAATTGAGTGAAAGTGTCGACACGTGTGGATATTGTTTTTAGGGGATCGTACGACGAGTTAGTTATACAGCGACTAATTTCAGTTTACCAGTTACACTCCGCACCAATGATCGTGATCCTAGTCGCGATAGTCAATGGATTGTTTCTCAGTCAGAAACCGATAAACAAAATTTATTTCATTATTTGAAATGCGATCAGAACGTTTTGAAACAAACTGAATGGGAACATACACAGTCGTCGCATGATTGGACCTATGGGGATTGGGACGATCCCGTCTATTCTAATGGAATTGTACACGTCATTTTATATACCAAACATGTCACGTCGATTCCCAAAGGAACAAACGTGTATATGGTGGATCATCTTGAAAATTTTCGACCAGTAGATCCTCCCAAACCACTGAGATTCAAATCGGATGACGAGTGGTTTTATCTATTAATTAAAGAAAAACCGAGCCTGTTGATTATATAAAAAATAGACGAAGTTTCTGGAAACTAAAATTCACGCGGGTGTGAAGAACATTATTATTTCGTCAAATAATATATATGTACACAGTATATACCAAAGAATGAAAGTTGTCGACAGATTGATCAAATACCAGAAGAAGATTAGTCAATTGGACGAAAAAAAAGATAAAAAGAAAATTATTTATTATCGCGAAAAAATCAAAAAGATCACCCCCCGATCGACCCATATATATAACTGCAACAGAGGTGCGATTGATCATCGTGATTACGTTTTAAGTTTGTCTGGTAGTACCGACAAAGCACCCACCTTAACTAGTGTTGATTTGCGACTTACTTGTCCATCGGTGTACGATCAGGGACAATTGGGATCATGCGTGGCTAATGGAACCGCATACAACGTAGAATATAACCAGATTAAGGCCAAAATGTCCCATCAATTTACCCCATCTCGCTTATTTATTTACTATAACACACGTGTATTGGAAAACACCGTCACTATCGATAGTGGAACCACAATCCGAGGGGCATTAACTGCGGTGAGTAAACAAGGCACATGCCCAGAATCTCTATGGCCTTATAATACCACTAAATTTGCGGTTAAACCATCGACACAGGCCTATCAGAGTGGTAATCAGCATTTAGTCAAGACGTATACCAGAGTACAGTTTGATCTAACCCAAATGAAACGGTGCTTGAGCGATGGTTATCCATTCATTTTTGGAATGATTTTGTATACTTCTTTTGAATTCGTTGGTACTGATGGTAAAGTACCCGTTCCACAATCTGGTGAAACCGTATTAGGTGGACATTGCATGGCGTGTGTTGGTTTTAACGACGCAAACAAATCGTTTATTGTCAGGAATTCATGGGGTAGTAATTGGGGAGATCATGGGTACTGTTACATACCTTATAGTTATATGTGTAATCCCTCAACAACCTTTGATTTATGGTCGATCAGGATGATCAGTGATACGGAAAGTAAGTTCAATAATATTAAGAGTATTACATATGGGCAATCGAAATCAATCGATGTGACCGAGATTGTCAAGAATTATTTTGCGACTGGAAAAACTAGTATACTGATTGGCAATCAGTTATTTGGTGATCCCATGTATGGAGTTCGCAAACAAATGAAAGTAACTTACGTTGACAATAAGGTCAAGGTTTATCGCGAGGGAGAAACTCTTCGATTGACCGAGTTGTTATCATCCACAATAATTATTAGAACGGCCAATCTAAAACGGGCATTATATGGAATGGGTAATCGATGGATTGATGTCACGTCCATTATCAATGACCGTTTTAGTCAGGGGTATCCACAATTGACAGCGGGTAATCAACTGTTTACTGATCCCTGTTTCGGAGTGGTCAAACAATTGAAATTAACATTGGTCGACGGAACAACCAAGACCTTCACTGAAAGTGAGACCATGACGATCAATGACCTAGATTGTTAACCCATCAAAAAAATCAAATTAAAATATCACATATATATTTTATTTGTATATACATATACAAATAAATATGAAATCATCTGTTAAATCTTTGTTGTCAGGAATCGGATTACATTTCGGTTTTGATAATGGTACAGAAGATGCTAAATTTAATGTTAGCCAATACAAAAATCCCGATAGTTATGATCTAGAAACACGGAAAATCATCAATACCGTGACATTAGAGGACAAAAGTAACCCTGTAGGTAGCCAAAAATATAAAGTTCATCGTTACCCGGGTGATATTGATATTCTGGAACGCATCAAAGTTTGTTGTTCATTGGATCAGGCCACGCGCACGATCGTCAAAAAAATTCAACAGACTATTCGAGATATTCTTAGTGTACCACACTATTACTTGGGCGATTTTAAAGCTGGTTTAGATTTACGTTTCCAACTGGAACTAAATCAACCTGTCCCAAAAATTATTAACGATCTAATGTCTCTACATCGCAACAAACTACTGACTAGTGATGAAGTGGAATCTCTAATTACTATGTTAAAATCGAATCAAATGGGCGAATTTAAAGAAGCTCTGCGCAAACATTCTGTGATACGGTGGACAGCACAAGAAATATTGGATGGGAAAAAACAATTGGTCGGAAACGTTACTCTGTCACTTTTTGATGCTATTAAACATCCAACACTGGTCAAATTAGATTTATGGGCACCGACCAATGGTAATTACACAGAAATAACCAATTTTTTACTGTTAATGTACACAGATGAACATGGACGCAGTCATCCAGTCAATATTGGATTAGCTGATCGCATTAGCTCACTGATTGGGGATATCAAGTTATACTCAAGTGGTTCTCATAAGAAATCGCTCAAGGTCGCCAAAAGAATGTGGGCTTTGGCGCAGAGTATCGATGACCAAACAACCATTGAAAAACTATATCCCCTGTTTAGTTCTGATGCGGCGATTATGAGTCAAGTTTCGAGTGAAATCGAAACTCTATGCTTAATGCTAACCAAATTGGATAAACCACCTCTCGACATCATGATCAAACAAATTGATCACTTCAAAACACGTATTGGTAATATTATGATTTCATTGGATGAGTCGGCTATTTTTGGTTACATTAACACGATTACTAAAATGTATCAAGCAACCAAAAACAAGATTGATAAGGAGTTAGTCATTAACATCTTGAAACAGGTCGCAGAGCATCTTAATAAAGTAGTTGAACAGTATAGTAGCGCCTTTTTAGAACATCAAGGACTCTTAGATCCAGAGTATTATGACCATCTGCTTAAAAAACCTTAAAACCTTAAGTTAGATCAACCTCAATTCGATCGGATACACTGGTAAACGGTGTACCACTGAGGTCTACAAGACCCTTCAAAAAATTGATCCACTAAAATCCTTGAAGACTATGACATCATAGAATCAATTTTAGACAAATGGTGTTGACTATTATCGACAAGTTAAACGAACAAGTAGTCTATGTAGAGACTGGTGAACTTGATAGTAATTCGAGAAAAACGCTTCATAACTGGTACCCCGATTGTTGGTACCGATGGGTTTATCAAGATGATATATAAGAAGACAAACAAAATAGGTGGATAAAAATCACCACTTTGTTGGATGGTTCTACTTGATGCGTTTAACAAAGAAAACAAAATTGATTGATGTTTAGATGAAATCTCAAACATTAATTAATGTGGATCTCTTGGAAGGACATTTAAACATGATTATATGTCACCGACGGTGTACGCACTTTGGTTCGATTACCGTTCGCCCATATTTTTCAAGGCATGGGAAGTCTTGGTAGCAGATGGAAGACCAAATAGTTTGGCATCCTCCACTTCGATCTGGTTGGGGAGTTCATACACATAATCGAACAAATCAGTCATTCCTAGTTCATCAATTAGTGTTTTATTATCACATGTCATGATCACAAGCGTCTTTTGTGTTGGAATAATATGTTGGGTCATTTCGACCAATAATGATTGCAGGATTTGATTGTTAATTCTGACCCCAAGTGGACACCATTCAATTAGTCTTTCCAGTGCATCCAAGATAATCACACCATCGGAAACTTTGGTAATTTCGTCGAAAGTCTTGTGAATTGTGTGGCAGGGATTAGTTACCGTTGATAATAACATGGAATTGATCATTCTAGCACACGATGGATGTAATTGTTGGACCACTTGACAAGCTAATGTGGTCTTTCCAGTGTACGATTTATCGTGCACTAAAATTCTCATAATATGCCCTTCTGACAAACTTTCAACTTTGTCAAGCAAATCCATTGATGCTAACTTAAAATGACTCCATATCACTAATGGTTTATCACAGTATTTTGAGATTTGATCAGAAACATCACCGAAAATGGATTTAATATCCTTGACACCCTTCAAAAAATCGTCCATGATTAGTACTGGTTTTTCGTTTGATAACAGTCGATTGTGCGTGAAATCGCGAAGGATTTGGCACTTTTAACCACCCCTTCAATTTCGGCTCCAGTGAAATTTTTTGTCAGACCCACAATTGTTTGTAGATCGATCTGTTCAGCCATTATTCGACATTTTTGAAGTATGGATTTTCAAGATCCTGTAAATAATAAATATATCTGTTTGTGTACACATGTCAACCAAAGAACATCGTTCTGAAAAAACGGTAAGCTGACAACCAACGAATGTCATCAAAAGAGTAAATTATAATCTAATGAGTAACTGCGAAATTTGGTGATACATAACTTTCCTGATTATAAATGTAGTGTTGGTCTCTACCTATTTCTTTGGTTGTATTTTGGATCGTGTATATTTGTATGACGCTGTATCACCATACGCGAAATTACACCGACAATAACCAGCACCCATCGCTTGACAACTCAAACAGATCAAACCTAACTGATCAGCACACTCTTTAGAACAAGCCAAGAAACCCCTTTGATAATTTCGTGGTTTAGTACAGTCTTTGACCATACATAGTGTTTGATCGATTGATGGATCAGTAATCACACATGAATGAAATTTACAACAACCAGGACAGATTTGACCATTCTTGACGGCGCACATCTTATCACAACCCAAAAAAGGGCATTTAGTAACGGACATTTTACTGATGACCAGTATTAGTAAAAATTCCCGATCAATTTTTTGATCGATAATTTTCTGAAAAGGCTACCAACTTCCTTAAAACATCTTTGCCCTCTCTACCACGTGCCATATCAACAGCAATTTGAATTTATTCGAGCCATATGATAACCATATCGGAGTACTAACTTTAATCATCTCACTGACAGTCAACCATACTATGTCTTCGATCTCAATTGAATCTATCGGTGGTTACAAGATCAACGAGACACGATTCAAATAGAGTTTCTCTGTGAAAGAAGTCTTCCCTGGGGATCGATGCATTTTAGAAAATATTTTGAAATGCCGTTGAGAGTCAACACCTGTTGGGCATGAGACCTAGGTCCTTTTGTATAGGGATCCTGTAAATAATAAATATATCTGTTTGTATATATATATATATAT